GTTGATGCTCTGGCAGGAACCATGGATGCCGGGAACGAAGCGCTCACCGGCTTTAAGACAGGCTCATACGCGTACCGAGCTGGTTCCCTCGGCGGCCCCGGCTTTTATGGAAACACAGCCCGCGAACTCGTCGTTCGCGACGTCAACGACCAACTCGTGGGCCGTATGCGCGTCGAAGCAGCAGGAGAAATAGGCGGGGCACTCTCTCCGGTGTCGCGCTCGCATCTTCGTGAGCTCGCAGGAATCTAACAAGGAAAATAGGAGTGGGTTATGGCTTGGTGGAGTGGCTCGTCCGGCTACCTGATGGTAGGCCTAGACATTTACCAGCATGGGGATCCTAATTCTGGGAGTGTCCAGCTGGAGGTTGTCTACCGTGTGAAGTCTGACGGTTACGGTCATAATTTCAGCTCGACTCTGCATCGGTGGGGGCGTGTTAGTGGGGATGTGGGCTTCCATTTCTCCTCCCCGCGTGGAAGCTATGCCGAGGCTGAGGTTAACCGCGAGACCATCACGGTGAACACAGAGTATGGGCGCAGCCAAGAACTAGAGTTCTCCGCGTCCATTGGCCCGATCTGGAACGGCGGCAACCCGAGTATCACCCAGCGGTGGACGGTCCCGGCCAGGGCATATGGCGCGCCGGCTACGCCGTCGAATTTCCAGGCCCGCTACCTGTCCGAAGGCCGCGTGGAGTGCACATGGGGCCTGAACGTCACGGGCGATCACCCGGTGGACATGCTGGACATTTGGCGCTGGTCATACACCAGCGGCGAATACAGGCTGGTCGCACAGTTGCCGGCCTCTGCCCGCTCGTGGACCGACACGAATGTTCCCTCGGATGATTTCTACCGGTGGCGTATCCACGCCTGGCGTAGGGATGGTGCAGAGTCGGCGAAGGTAGAGAATTCTTCTCCGTCCCCGCAGTCCATGGCGCCCGGGGATATCGCGATGACGCCGGGCGCGCCCGTGAATGTGCGTGCGGTCAAGCAGGCCAGCGGCGCGATCAACGTGTCTTGGGAGTGGGGTGCTCGCTATCCGGATCGCGGGTGGGGCGCGGAAGTCTACGACAACGGCACGAAGGTCGCCGACGTCGCGGGTGATGCTCGCGCATGGACTCACGCCTCGCCAAACGCTGCGGCCTCGCATGTCTACCAGGTGAGGCAGAAAGGCCCCGGCGGCCTCCTCTCGCCCCTGTCCGAGCGGTCGAACACAGTCCAGCTACTGACAAACCCCGGCACCCCCGGGAGCTTGTCGCCTGCTGGCAGTCCGCGCACCCCTGGGAGCGTGGAACTGTCGTGGTCGCACACGAGCATTGATACGACGCTGCAGACGCGTGCGGATGTTCGCTGGCGCAAACGCGGGTCCGCGAACTGGGGTGAGGCGACCGTCAGCGGGGACCGCCACACATACTCCCCCGTCTTCAACGAGGTCGGCGAGTACGAGTGGCAGGTACGCACCTGGGGCGCATACAAGACCGGGCAGGAAGCCGGGGCCTCCCCCTGGTCTCCTGTCACGGGCTTCAAGGTCGCTCACGCACCAATTGTCTCTTTGGCTGAGCCTGCCGGCGGGAGCGTCGTCCACTCGAGTTCCACGCGTATCCGCTGGTCGTACTCGCAGGCCGAAGGCAGCAGCCAGCGCAGCGCCGCAATCCAGGTCATCGAAGAGGACACCGGCCAGGCAATCGCCTCCACCCTCCTAGAAGGCGCGGCCTCATCGTGGGATCCTGGCGTGCGCTTGGAAGACCGACGCGCCTACCTCGTGCGCCTGTCTGCGACTTCTGGGGATGGACTTTCATCTGCCGAGGCAACCTCCCGTTTCACCGTCTCCTACCTGCCGCCCGCAGCACCCCAGGTTCTCGTGCGCTGGGACGACACAGTCGGAGCCGCCTCCATCGGGATCACCAACCCCACCGGGGTAGCAAACACGGTCCCCGCTGTCTCGAACAGCATCGAGCGCAGCATTGACGATGGGAAGACCTGGGAGAAGATCGCAGACCGCCTGCCGGTAAACACCACGCTGCAAGACCCCGAAGCACTCTCGAACGGGAAGACAATCTACCGTGTGAGCGCGACATCGGCCACGCCCTCAACCGCGACCACATCGGTGGCGCTCGAAGCTGACTCCCAGGCCCTGTGGGTTAGCGGCTGCCCCGGCTTTGCTCTCACTGTACCCCTGCGCTACGACCCCACCACCAGCATCAAACCCTCGCTTTTAACGCGGAAGGTGCATTACTTCGCTGGACGCGCCCGGGGCGTGGAAGTAACCGGAAGCCACCAGGTTCGCACCATCACCCTTGGTGCTTCTCTGCATGACAGGGACTACCGCCTCGTCCAGGCTTTGGAAGCGCTCGCGGTAGCACCCGCACCGTTCCTGTATCGCGATCCTCTCGGTAGGCGGATCTATTGCTCAATGTCATCAATGTCAGCCCCACGTGAGGTGGGAGGCATGTGGAAGGTCAGCGTGGAGTTGGAGGAGGTGGAGAAATGACCGCCCCCTCCAACTCTTCTTTCGTCTCACACCGCCAGGTTTCCATCGAGGTGATGCTCCTTGACCGCGCAGAGCAGGAAAAAGGGCTGCTGCGTGGCGTGGTGGGCGGGGAAGTCACCCTCTCGGCTGCAACCCGCCTCAAAGCCTCCGGCAGCCTCGAACTCATCGACCTGGGCCAAGAGATCAACTGGGCGAGCGACCGCGTTCGAATCACCTACAAGATCGCCGGCGGGACTTCTTGGCCCCTCGGGGTGTTTCTCCTGGCGGCCCCCACGAAAACCTACCGGGACGGCGGGGCCTCGTGGAAGGTCGAGCTCTTATCCAAGCTCACTCTCTTGGATGAGGACTGCGTTGAAGCCCCCACACAGGTAGGCACCGCCGTCCCGGCGCTCGCCCCACTCCAGTTCGCGCTGGTAGACGTGGGGAAAGCCGACATCACCGAGTCTGCGGCACGCCTTGCCTCAACCATGACCTGGGAAGCCGGAACCCCTCGCCTCACGATCTTTAACGACGTACTCGAAGCGATCGGCTATTGGAGCATGAACGTGAGCGGGGCGGGGGCCTTCCAGATCCGCCCCTACGTCCCACCCGCCCAACGCCCCCTATCCTGGCGATTCAAAGAAGGCGAGACATCAATTCACCTGCCCGAGTGGAGCAGGGAACAAGACCTCGCCGGCATCCCGAACAAGGTCGTCCTCGTTTCCCAAGGCGGGGCTGACAAGCCCGCCTTGGTCGGCATAGCACGGAACATGAACCCATCCTCCCCGGCCTCATACCCCACCCGAGGCCGGTGGATCACCCACACCGAAACCGGCGTAGAAGCCTCCACTCAGGAGGTCATCACGCAGATGGCCGAAAAGAAACTCCTCGAAGCTCAGACGGCTATTGCCAAGATCGAGATCGAGCACCTGCCCGTCCCGATCTCAACAAACGATCTCGTGGAATTTTCCAGCCAAGGCGTGCAAACCAGGGCCACCGTCCAGTCCATTAAGTACACGCTCAGCCCAGAGGCTCTATGCCGAACAACCCTGAGGGAGGTGCAAGGATGAGCATCCTGGAAGAGCTCGCGCGCCGCATCGCCACCCTCAGCGAAAAAGTAGCCCTGGCCCCAAGCCTGCAATGGGCCACCATCACCAGCACAAACCCCCTGCAAATACGCATTGACGGCTCAGATGCCCACCTTGCCGGAATTGACTGCATCGGCACCCCGAAAATGGGTCAGCGAGTCCTCGCGATCCTATGGAACCGCCGCGTCACCATCCTCACCGGCAACGCCACCTCAAGCGGCGGGGCACCAGGCCCTAAAGGCGACAAAGGCGACCCCGGCGAACGCGGCCCCACCGGCCCCCAAGGCCCAGCGGGACCACAAGGCGCTCGCGGCCCGCAGGGCGAACGAGGCCCCCAAGGGCCAGCAGGGCCGACAGGGCCGACGGGCGCGGGTGGGGGAGTGCCAACGGGGACCGTCGTGTCTTTCGCTGGGCACAATGCGCCCACCGGGTGGCTTTTGTGTGACGGGACGCAGTATGCGTCTTCGTCATATCCGACCCTGTACGCGACCATCGGGACCACCTACGGGGGAGGCAGCGGATCCTTCCGCGTCCCTGATCTGCGCGGCAGGATGCCCGTCGGCAAAAACCAAGGGGCATTCAGCGTCCTAGGCCGCACCGGCGGCGAGGAAACCCACGTGCTCACGAACGCTGAAATGGCCCCGGACGTGTACATGGACGTGTCCGGGTCTAAGAGTACGGAGCTGGTGAATATCGGTGGCGGTAACCGGTGGGCGAACACGGGGCGCGTCAACGGCGCGCAAGCGGGCCGCGCGCACAACAACATGCCCCCCTACCTTGTTTTGAACTACATCATCAAGACCTAAGGAGAACCCTATGAACGGCATTGATTTGCGCTCTCTTACAGAGGAGGAGTTCACGCAGCTCACCCAGGATGTCGCCGCCGAAAGCGAGCGCCGCCACATCCTGGCGACCACCCAGGCCCAGGTCGTGGACCTGCTGTCTAAGTACCTACAGGCAGGTGGGGACCCTGCGGCCCTGAGTGAAACCCCCATGCCCTAACCCCAAGGCACGTCCCCATTTCATTTACCGGCCCCCACGCTGCGTGCGCGGGGGCTTTCCCATACCCCAAAAGGAGGAAAAGACGATGGCACCCGATGTTGAGGAAATGGTGGCTTCCATGCCGCCCGCAACCAACACGCCCGCAGACGTTCACGAACTGGAGGAGATCACCTATGAGTACAGCAACTGATGTGCTGCGGATCGCCGCAGCCGAAATCGGATATTCCCGCTGGGATGATACTGAGGCGGGCACCAAGTACGGGCGTGATTACGCCGCCCGCCACGGCGCATATTACGGGGCCAGCGGGGTACCGTATTGCGCCATGTTCGTCACCTGGGTTCTACGCGAAGCCGGCATGGAGCCGGTAGGCGGGGACTTCGCGTATGTCCCTTATGGGATTAACGCGGCATCCAAGGCCGGTCGCCTCGTACCTAAGCATCAGGCGATCCCCGGGGATTACCTGTGCTTCGACTGGGACGGCGACGGCATCGCGGACCACGTGGGCTTCGTTGAAGCCAACCGTGGTAGCTGGGTCCAGACAATCGAAGGCAACACTTCTTCGGGTGTGGCAGGGTCGCAGTCCAACGGGGGCGGCGTGTACCGTCGCGCCCGCTCCTGGGATGACGTGATCGCGGTCATCCGCCCCGAATACGAACACGCATACGCCCAGGCCCCGGCAGGCGGGGTGTTGGACGCGGACGGCTACTGGGGGGAAGCGACCACTCGCCGCCTACAGGAGGTCCTTGCGACTCCCGTCGACGGCATTGTTTCCGACCAGGACGCCGCTTGGCAGGAGGCGAACCCGGCGCTCACATCCGGCTGGGAATGGACTGATAGCCCAACCGAAGGGTCTTCCGTAGTTGAGGAACTGCAGCGCCGCCTGGGTGTGGATGTGGACGGCCTCATGGGGCCGGACACCATTAACGCCCTCGAAAACCATCTGGGGTTCGAAGCGGACGGGCACCTTGATGCGCCCTCTCCGACTGTCGCAGCGCTCCAGCAAAGCCTGAATCGAGGTGAATTCTGATGAATACCTATATGTCGGCGTCTTTTTGGGCTGGTGTCTGTGAGCGGTGCATCAAAACCGCTGCGCAGACCGCTCTCGCCCTGGTCACGGTCGGCACCGCGATCACTGACCTGGACGCTCGAAGCATTCTGGCTGTAACGGCGACCGCCGTCCTTGCCTCGCTTCTGACTTCGCTGGCTGACCCTCATCGTACGGACACCGCGACCGCCACCTACGAGGGCAAGCACAGGGAGGAGACGGTGTGAGTCCCCTGCATCCGATTACGGACGCGCTCAACACCCCGGAAGCGGCCTCGATCATCGTCGCCGTGGTCCTCGGCGCTGTCGGCACGCTAGGAGCGTACCTGCGTCTCGTGCAAAAGAAATTGGCCGTGCAGCTGGAAGCCTTGAACGCACACAGCAAGGAGATTAAGGCCGCCGCTCAGGCAGCTGAGCGCGATAGTGCCGCGATCAAGACCCAGACGAACAATGACCATTCTTCGAACCTGCGCGCGGACTTGGATGAGACCCGCGCGAAAGTCGATCAGATTTCAGAGCTCGCCACCAGCACCAACGGAATTGTGCGCCAGCTAGGCAGCGAGATCGCAGGGATACGCAATGATCTGACAGCGATGCGGGATCGACAGTCTAACGAAGAACGCGCCCACACCGTCCTCGTGGAAAGCTCAAAAACCGACCATGAGCGCATCTGGAAAGCGATCGACAAACTCAAAGACCAGGCATAGCACCTGGGTCTGTACAAAGCGCCCCCACACCGTCAGCCAAGGCTGGGTGTGGGGGCGCTTTCCTTGTTTACTTACTGTCGTTCCGCGCTGAGGGTGTGAGTGACCATCAGTTCTTCGGTAACCCCCAGGTGTTCCAGATTGTAAAAGGGCATTAGGTATTGATTAGGTATGAGGTGGAACAAGTGGTTCATTCTTGCAGGTCAAGGCATATAGCAAATCGCATCCCCCATCCTCCGCAGTTGACCTCGGAACTTTGTTGAAGTTCCGGGGTTTTTTGTTGCATTCATTAGGGTTTCGCAGGGTCCCCAATCCTCTTAATGTGGACAGGAAGGGACAAGAATGGACAACTGTACCTAGAATTTTAGGTACAGTTTAGGTACGCTCCTGTCGTACCTAACCTCCTGCTAGGAGCAGATCGTGCGACAGAAAGCCTCTCTTCCATCCGGTATTAGCCAGCGCTCAAACGGCAAGTACTGGGTGAGAATCAGCTACGAGGGCAGACAGGTCTCCGTAGGACTCTTCGACACACTCACAGATGCGAAAGTCGCCCTCACCCTCGCTAAAGCAGACGCAGTCAAAGGCATGTTCATTCCTCCGGCTGAAAAGCGCCGCGCAGCCCGAGAAAAAGCAGCCGCAGAAGCAGCCCGCACACTCACCCTCGGACAGTGGGCGCACGAATGGCTCGCCACATTCGCAGGCCTCGTGGAAATCGGTCAACGATCCAAAGCCACCTACCGTGAGTATGAGAGCGTCCTCAGCCTCTACGTCCTCCCCGCGTGGGCAAAAACCCCGCTCTCACACATCACACCCGCAGACGTGGAAAAGCTCCTCGCCTCTATCCTGGCAAGGAAAGGGGCGAAAACCCGCAACAAAGTCCTGCGCACCATCCGCCCCCTCTTCAACGCCGCAGTCGAACAGGGAGCCGGGGGCCTGGATAAATCTCCTGTGAAATCCAAGCCGCTAAAAGCAGTGGTCGACGAACGTACCACCGCCACACCCGAACAGGTGAAAGTCCTCGCCGACGCCATGCCTGAACGCCTTGCCCTAAGCGTCTACCTGGCCGCCTGGTGTGCCCTCAGGCAAGGCGAAGCACTCGGCTTGCAGCGCCGTGACTTCATTGGCCTCGACACCTCTCAGCCTATGCTTCGCGTGGAACGCCAGTGGAATCAGAAAACCAACCCACCCGGCTACACCATCACCAAGGGCAAAGACGCGCGCACCATCTCAATCCCCACTAGCCTCGCCCCACTCATCCTCACCCACCTCGACCGATACGTCGGAGAGGATCTTGACGCCCCCGTTTTTGAATCCTCGATCTATCCGGGCCGCCCCACTTCGCAAACAGCTCACAACAAAGCCTGGAAAAACGCACGCGAAACAATGGGCCTTACCACGCTCCACTTCCATGACCTGCGCCACACTGGCCTTACCCTTTATGCGCAGCAGGGCGCGACCGTGAAGGAAATTATGGAGCGCGGCGGACATAAAGACATCGAAGTGGCCCTCCGCTACCAACACGCTGCGTCCGAGCGTGCTCGCGCGCTCGCGGACGCGCTACCCGTGCAGGTGTGACCTTAGAGTGAAGGCTGTAGGAAAATGCTGTTCTGAGCCGGCATTTATATAGCTCGTTCCGCCCGGTTCAAAAGGCGCTGCCACGCTTCGATTACCCAGCGAGGCAGATCGAGCTCTTCAGCAATTACCCCGGGTTCACATCCGTAGACCTCTTCGAGGCGTGCGTAAGTGGTGGGATTTATAAATCTGAGGGCAACTTTCTCATTGATGAATTCCTCGACGTATTCGTCTTGGTGCCCCGCGTCTCCTCTGCGTGCGTGTTCGAGTTCGTGTGCGAGAGCGCATGACATACTCGCCACCGATAGTCTCTTTTTGAGCCAGATCGTCTTCTGGCTCGGATCCCAGACACCCTCTAGACCTGCCGGCAGGCGCATTTCCTGCACGCAGATTCCTTGCACCGCCGCCTCGGCACACAGTTCCTCAAAAGACGGTCTACTCATATGTGCAAGTATCCGGATGCTCAGGGCAGCTGAAGTACTATTTGGTGATATCTGTGCCTGAGTCAACAAAATAATCGCCTTGACCCGCGAGGAATCAAGGCGATTACGTACGTGCAGGATGTTCAGCCTTTGCGTTGTGCTCGGATTTGTTGGCTCAGGCGATACTGCTCGGCCTCAGGTTCTTCGACGAAATCCAAGAGATTGCCATCAATTTCCTTAAGCGCTTCACGAACTTCTACGGGTGTGGTGTAGAAGAATTCGCGACGCAAGTTCACTTGGTTTACGCGAGCATCTGCGAATCGGTGATGAAGCTCAGTTTCCACTCCGACAGCGTCGTTAGAAAAGAAGAGAGCGTGGACATCAAAGCCGAAGGGAACGGAAGCGTCCCCTAGTTCATTGATCCGATCCATTGGCTCGAGGCGGCGAGTCATACCGATTTTCACAATTCCAGGACCGAAGGCTCCAATATTGGAAATGACGTAGACGTAGCCTGCTCGGGTGTTTGCGGCTCGATAGTCAACGTCTTCAATCTTTGCGCCGACCTCGTCAAGCTTTTCTTGAATCTTCGCAGCCTCGTCCTCATTTCCCTGCTCTTTGAGTTGCGTAAGCACGTTGAGGTAGTGAAGTCGCTCTTTCTCTAGCTTCTCCTTAGCCGCAGCGAGTTCTTGCTGCACTTTCTTTTCTTCGCGCAGCCTTGCGCGCTCTTCCTTCTCAGCCTCCTTCTCAGCCTTTTTCGCATTCTGATAGCGCAGTGTGAGATCAAGCTCGCGTAAACGCAGCTGATGGTAATGGTGTGTGATTTCAAGATCAATCATGGTGCCGAGCTTGGCTACCTGGTCACGCGCACGCTCTAACCTGTTCCGAGCCGTCTCGCCATTCCCTGCTTTTACTGTCAACATGCAGTTCTCACACTCTGCGTTGTATGCACGCAGCATCATCTTGGACATATCCGAGACGAACTTCCGTCCTTTGGCCGCTGAGTTGTTAAAGGTAAAGCCCGTAGTCGCCCTGGTCGCCGTTTTGTCCTTAATGCACTTCTTGATGTCCTCGCGCACAGCCTGCAACTGCTCGCCGAGCTCAATAGAACTAAGTGCTGGGTGAGTGTATTCGGTATATCCGGAATCCACCATCTCAGCGGTCGCCGAGCAAATAGCTCGCAATTTGCCGATTTCACCTTCCAGCTGTTTGCGTTCCTCAAGGAAACGCTCGCGGTCGTTATAAGCCTGCTGGGCGGCAGCATGAGCGCGTGCGGCTTCAGCTTCGGCCTGAGCCTTTTGAGATGCTAGCTGCCCTTCGGATTGAATCCTCTGAGATTCCAGTTGGGCGATGTATTCCTGGAGGCGCAGCGCGTCGCCGCCGCCCATTTGTTCGATAGTTGCCTGAAGGTTTTGAACAGTGGCCTCGAGGTATTGGATTCGCTTTGCTTTTTCTCCGAACATGGTGAACCTGTCTCTCGCATCGTTGAGTGAGTTGCGAGAAACAGGTTAACGCGTTTTTCACGAGGCTTTTGAGGTCACTCGTCCCACTCTTCAGGTGGCACCTGAGATTCCTCGCCAATCTCCTCAAGCTTGGATCGCTCTACATCCTCGCGAGTGAAGTTCGCAGCTAACCTCCACGCGTCCTTTTCAGAGGGTGGGATGGGTTCAAAATCAGGATCGCCAGGAACTGGGATACGGGCAACCTCTGGCTCGGGAGCTGCCTGTGTGCTCGCGGCGAGACGAGCCTCAGCCTCCGCAAGGAGGGCACTAGCGGTTGTGTTAAAAGCGACTGCGAGCGAATTCAGCTCACCGATTGTTGGAGCGGGGGACTCGGCGAAGAAAATCTTGCGTCCGCGCATGTTGCCGATCCCAGCTTTTACGACGATTGAATTTCGCGACACGCCAGACTCGCGCAGAAGGTCATTGAGGACTTCGGCGACTTGTAAATCCAGCGGTTCCAGCGGTTTTGATGCTCGTGGCATACCTCAGAGAGTAAAGCAAATGAGTCAATTTGACTAGAGCAGTTGACATATTGATTCAAGTAAGTCAATATATTGCTCATGGAACTTGATTCACTTAAGTCAAGCGAGATCGAGACGCTCGTTGGCGCAGAGATTCGCGCAGAAGCCGCACGGCACCGGCTCCCCCTTGCGTTCCTTGCAGCCAAAGCAGGAGTTTCGCGCCAAACCTTTTCACGAAAAATCAACGGCCAAATGAGCTTCCGTCTCAAAGAAGTCAACGGAGTAGCCAACTGCTTCGGCCTCACAGCCTCCGAACTCATTGCAAGAGCTGAACACGCGCTCGCGGCTTCTACCAAGGAAGGAGAAGAACAGTGAACACCCCCGCTCCTACGGTCCCGGTCCCGCCCGCCTACTACAGCCTTGAGCAGGCTGGTCAGGCTCTTGGCTTGAGCGTGAGAAGCGTGCGCCGATTGATTTCGCGCGGCGAGCTCAAGGCCAAGAAGATGAACGGCTCCATCCGCGTCCCCGTCTCGGCAATCGACAAAGCCGGAACCCCGATCCGCGTCTACAAGAAATAAAAAAGCGGCGACCCCGCACACGACCAAGCCTG